ATTAATATCCCCAGCAACTCCAGTATCACCAGCCGCAGCACTCATCAATGCATCAGTATAAATCTCACCGGCAGTTACACCACCACCTTGAACCGGCAAGGACTTAGTCCACCAGTAAAATTCAGGGTCATCCACAGAACTTTCTTTCATCATACTCATCATAGCCGTCAACGGAGCGCTACCATTAGGGTATTCATAAAGTATACCCTCCCGCCAGTTCTTGGGTCGCTGGTCATCTGCCCAATCGCCAGTTCCTCTCATTCCTAAAAATGCACTCATATTCATTTACCTCCTACGTAATTGGTTAGTTAATCAGCTATACTTGGGATGTTATGAGAATCATCACCAAAAGTTATATGATTGTCAACAGCGAATGTAGGGTCGATAACATAGGCATCACCAGCCGCAGCTTCCGCACTTATCCCTCTGTTTCCCATAATGTTATACACACTCACTGCACGAGCATCAATAACCTTGTCAGCAACCTGAATAAAGTTATCCTTTATCAGACCACGACTTGTCGCACCAACTACCGTTGCAACTCCAGTAACAACGATACCATTATCAGCTCCACCAATAATATTGTTACCAACTATCTTCATACCAGAAGCATCCCCAGCGCCGACATCAATTACGTCACCACTAAATGCTCCCTCAAATTCGCAACCTATTATCTTCGCCATTGGATGAGCTGTTATGTCAATAGCACTTGGGGCTGTAAAAGCTCCCCACACTCCAACAAAACGACATCCAATAAACTGGAGACCTGAACCAGAGCTTGTAATTGTCATTATATCCCCTGATGCAGCAGGAAAGAAATTACAGTTAATCCATCTGGTTCCAAAGTACTCACCTGTGGGAGCATGATTACCAAGAATACCAGCCCCTACAAACGCATCACAAGAACCAACGCCTATAACGTCACACTTTGTAGGGAAGGTTGTAAGATTCTCAGTCAGTTTATCACCCTTGCCGAAGATTCTATTCCTGACTGCCCACCCTCTTGCGGTAGCACCTATCCAAGTATTAGATAGTTCTATTGCCTCAACCAAAGAATCAAGAGAATTATCCCACCCGAATCCAGTTCTACCTGATTGACCATCATTACCATCAACATAGTAATCTTTACCGCCAGATGGATTATACTCTAACATCCCACCTGAAACAGAAAGATTACCTCTAAATATATCAACGTTATTACCGTCACTATAAATGCCGGCTTTTATTAAATCACCTTTCCAACTCATAACTTTACCTCCTATTATGCGTTAGCAGCAAGAGAGTGCCACATATACCCATCAGAGTAAAGAATGACAAAGTCAGTAGCTGTATCCATAGTAATATCACCAAAAGCCGCATCGCCATTTTTGTCCTGAATAGTAATATCACCATTATCTGTTACAAAAACAATAGAATAGATTCTACCAGCTGCTTCACGGACTGATGGAAGTGTAACTGTAAAAGCTCCATCAGAAGAATCGCATCTAACCGCCTGATCGTTTACATCCATAGCGAGAGTTGTAGTGGCAAAAACAACTTTACCACTCTGACTCAAGTCACCACTAGAACGCTGGTCACCGAGTCCAATCGCATTAAGAAGTGAACTTTTATTTCCTAACATAATTAAATCCTCCTATAAATTAAGTAATTCATCTATTTCATTTTGAAGAGAAGTGTCCTTACGCTTTGCCGGAGGCTTTCCTCCACCTTCCTTTCTGAACGCAGGGTCATCAAACTTACCACCACTCTTTACTTTAACAGCTTGTTTCCTCATACCTAATACCTCACGAGTTTTCGGCCCAGCTTCTTTAAACACTTTGTCCAAATCCCAGTCAGGGTTCTCAGCATGGAGGTTATTTGCAACTGCCGAAACGGTCTTCTTAACACCCAATAAATCCTCATTGACAGTATAGAAGTTCTTAACCATCTCTCCGACAACTGTACTTCGATTCACGTGGCCCAAAACTATATTGGGAATAGCAAGAAGCACGTTCTCAAACACCTGTTTATTAGCTGTCTCCACCGCCTTAGTATAAACTTTACTAAGGACTTCATTGAACTTCGCTTCGTCATCCACTAAATCATCGATAGTCACTCCCTCAAGGAAGTTATGAACATCTATCTCAAGCTCGGGTACTTGTTCTTTCGGAGGCTCCTTCTCTATAGGTTTTTCCTCCTCAATTACTTTCTCTTTACTCGGTTCTAGTGTCGACTCTCCGGTAAGTTCTTCCACCCTATTCATGAGTGTAGCTATGCGAGTTCTCATCTCGTCCATAGTTTCCTCACCCAACTCCTCCTCAATAACAACAGCAGGTACTTCCTCAGCGGAAAGTTCTCCTTCAACAACAAGAGGTATTTCTTCGAGTGTTTTTTCTGCAGGAACTTCCTCGGCCGGTAGTTCTTCCGCAGGCACTTCTTCTATAGGTAATTCCTCCTCAACTCCAGGAGGTATCTCACCTAACATTTCATTAACTTCATTCTGTAAAGCATCCTCAACTTTTTCCGCCATCTTCTTTATCCTCTCTTTCTCGTTTATTATCTTCTTCTATATTATCCATCACGTTCTCTGGAAGGTTCATCATATTTCTAACGGCATCTGCACTACCTTGTAACCTCTTCAAGCCGCCGAAATCCAAACTACCTTCCACATCTTCTAGCATCGTTCTAATATCCTCGAGCCACTTTTCAAGCTCACCTTTCATATCTAACCAAATGCTAGTTTTTACAAACTCCTCAAACATTTTTGGAGTACTTCTATATTCCACCGCCCTCTCCTCCTTCCATAGGTACCAAGTTACCCTTCTGTCTCTCCCTATTTATTTGGTCATCTGACATAATTTTAGGACTTATCCTAAAATCTTGTACGTTCTTAGCTCCCATATTTAAGGCCATATATTCAAAGATTTTGACCATATCAAATTGACTACCCAATTGAGGGTTCTTTGCCAAGATATCATATAATCTAATCCACGCTGCACTATCAATCCCACCAGGAATTGTCCCATCCTTAGCGACCACATCATAGTCAATCATTAAGTCCCATGGAGTAGCTTTCATCTGACTTACGTCTCCAAATATCTGACTCAACTCCCTTTGCCACCTACCAGTTGTATTAATATAAGTTTCCTTACTCATTAACTGTTGAGTATGAGAAGCAAACATATAAGCCATATCCTTCAAACCTTGAAGACTAATTACCTTTGCAACCCTCTCCATCCTTGAGATAGCCCCTGCACGCGTCCCCTGAAATTCACCACCTGTAAGACGTTCAGGACCACCCTGACGTAAGGAACCCATCATACTATCATCAGCCCCACCTATCTTCTGCATCCACTGAATAATAAATGAAGAGTCAGCAATGTTTTGTTTAGTAATATCATTTACACCTAACTGTTGAACAGCATCTTTAACTCCCCTTCCCCATGCAGGACGTCTCATCCTAATTAACTTCCCAGGTTGAGGGTCTTTCAAATCTGCGATATTCACCAAGTAAGGGTCAACTACTAACATATCATTAATGGCCTTTCGGACATTGCTAACATGCGAGTTAAACAACCAGTCAAGTACTTCTTGCATACCATAAAGTATTTCAGACCTCGCTAATGGAAGGATGGAGTATCCATCAAAGTCAGGAGAGGCAGTGATGATAGGATACATCCCATGAGCGAGGCCCAATTTCTTAGTCTTAATTATAGTAGAATCATTAGCTAAACCAAATAGCCACTTCTCTGGATACTCACTATCACCCAACTCCCATTCTTTCGGGATTAAGTCTATAAACATATAAATTACGTCAACTGGATTACTTATTCTTGTATCATAAGAACTGTAACTACTCACCCCAGTTTTCTTATTTCTATGTGATTCCTCCGCGGTGAAAATAGAAGTCCGTTTCAACTGACTATCTCTTAAATATTTTACATTGAATAGTTCCTCTCCTACCTTTTCCTCCCTCATCAGGGCTATTCTGGAAGTGAGGTCTATCCAACCAACAAACTCACCATCCTGAGTACGATGTGAAGGAACTCGTGGGTCTGGTAAATAGAGATAAGGGTCAATGTTGGTAAGTTTATTCCCCTCATATATTACTTCTTCCTCATATACTCTAGTACCATGACCACGGAAATAACTTAAAAATCCACTCTTATCTTCCCTTATAGTCGTACCTATTTTCTTTTCCCATGCAGGAGCTGCTGCACCTATACCATATACTATTGAATCACGCAAAAATGTATGAAGGGAAAGTCCCACTTTAAATACATCACACTGATTCTGTATCACCTTCTCAAGCATGATAGCACCAACCGTATCCTCCGGTGACACACCCTTAAACTGAAGTATAGGGTCATTCAAGAAAGCCATAACTAAATACGTCAATACAGTCTCCATAATCACATAGCTGTAAGGGAACACTATTGACGTTGGAGCACGTGAGTTACCTTCTTTAATAATCCTATCTTCCTCATTAGGCTCAACATAAGCAGTCATTACCCTCTCAATCTCATTCCAAGAGGTAACCCTATTTGCCACAACAGAATGACTTTCCCTCGCACGTCGAAGTACTTCATTCTTTAGTTTCTCATGTAGTTTAGAACCAGGTCTCAAGTCCAATTCATATGGATACTTATAACCTAAGTCCTTCTCTAAATAAGAAGAAGTAGAAGCAGGGCCATTCGGATTTCCTTGTAATACATTCATCTAATTTCTCCATTCACCTTTGGTTAATAATTTACCATAGTTCATTAAGCCGATCTCCAATCACCAATAGGATCTTCATATTTCAATTCCTTAAACTCTTCTTCAGGGTCATCTCCCAAATCTTCTGGGTCAAAATAGTAATCCAACTCATCCATAATCTTCGTAATATAACCAGTTGCATCCATTACGTCCCAATACTTTGAGCGTGGAAACCACCTTAATTGTGCTTCTAATGGGCCACAGTTATTCTTGTTATGATACATATAACCTAACTTATAAAGGGGTGCCAACGTAGCAACTCTATCTGCCTTCTTACCCACCGCATGAAGTTCTAAGTAAGTAGGATACACCCCACGAACTCGCATTTCATTCTCGATAGGCTGACTGATAAACTGGTGGAGAGAAGTAACTTCAACACCAAGTATACGTGAGTTGTTCCGAACGACTTGGTCAAACATAGCATCGTAAAGCGCGTCTGGTCTGACTTTCTCATTGAATATCTCCCTCACGAAAATCTTATGACTCTCTCTATCTACCCCCAAAGTAACCACTGCACTCTCAGCTGAATGCAGCTGAACCGTTTTAGCGGGGTCAACTATAGTAACATGAAGTAATCTCGATGTAGGAATTTTCTCTTCCCTTGGATTACCACTCTCTGTTACAGAATGAATAACAAGTTCGTCGCCATGATCTTCATAATACTTAAAGTACTCCTCCTTAAAAACAGCATCCTCAATAGAGATAGGAATATTCATCCTCTCCATATAGAATAAGTCCATCAAACCCTTACTCCTATGCTCCTCTACTTCCGCTTTAACTTCCTCCGTGGTCATATAGTTTGGGTCATAAGTATTATAATCAGCATCACAAATGCTTAATCGAATGGTAGACCACTCAGGTGATTCCATCAAAAGCTCGAGCATGGAATCCTCATGTTTAATAGTATCAATGTAGATAAACGTTGAGGGTTTACCATACTTATCCTCAGTCTTTAACACATCAGAGAAAAACCAATCCCGTTGTTTCTTCCTAATCTCCTCATTCCTTATCTCATCCTTATCTTCCAAATCGTCAATTATCAAAAGTTCAGGACGGTGATTAGCCCAATTCAACCCACGTACCTGTTGACCACTTCCACGTGGGAGAACGAATGTACTACCATACGCTACCCATGCAGCTTTACTAAATGTATCATCTGCCCCTTCTACGTCAGCAACTTTAATATTACCAAACAACTTCTTAATCATTAAATTAGTAAGTAGTTCACGTTTAATATTCTCCGTCTGCATCTCAGCGAGAGTAGCACTATTTGATATATATACTACAAAGTTCACATCCCTAAATAAAATTCCCTTAGTCGCCACGGCTCGAGCGATTGAAGTTTTACCAATACCTCTAGGAGCCGCTATAGCTATCTTATGATGTCCTGAATCTATCAAATCAAATATTTGATTATGTAAAGTAGAAAATGGTGCACTAAACGTATCTGAGAAAAATAGTTTACACATACTCCTCGTACTTAAATACGCTTGTTCCATTATCTTTTTTACTGCAGGGTCTTCCTTTAACATTACTGAACCCCTCGCATATAATTATTTATATCCTTTATCTCCTTAAAGATAGTTTTAACATCTCCATTTAAATCTGCTAATTGAATCTTCAAACCATCATGAACAGCATTGAAAGTAGTTGCTCTTAAATAACCATTTGTTGTTGGCTGTTTCACCCACTTTGCTATTGCCGCTATTAATACTCCACACACCCCAGCTATTGCAACACCATCTCCAATACTTATCATTGTCAGTCTCCTATTTTACCAGTGCTACAGCTTCCAGTTCAGCGGTTTTGTTTTCCAAAGCATCAACCCTCTCTTCTACCGAGGCTTTAACCATACTCACC